ATGCTGATATTCAAGCACAGTTATAGAGGTAAATAGATGGCTATTAATTTTCCAAACAATCCAAGTGTAGATGATACTCATTCCGCAAATGATATAACATGGAAGTGGGATGGAACAACTTGGAAAGTTGGTATATCTACAATTAATGCTGCTACTATTCCAGGTATTTCTACAACAGGAACATCTTATTTTTATAATGTATCAGTTGCATCTTCTGTAACTGCAGCTACTTTTTATGGTGATGGTTCTGGTTTAGTTGGCATTGCTGCAACAAATGCTGACTATGCAAGTGTGGCAGGTATTGCAACTAATGCTCAAGGTCTTACTGGTACTCCAGATATTACAGTAAATGATATTACATGTAGGCATATAAGTTCTTCTGGTATTGTAACTGCAAATGCATACTATGGTGATGGTTCAAACTTAACTGGAGTTGGTGGTGGAGCTGGACAAGGTGGTACTGCTGGTACTGGATCTTGGACTGCTACAGCAGGTGTTCTTTATGAATTAGATAATATTTCTATAAACAATTTAGTTTCAGAATATATTTTATATTTTGATCATGCTGGTAGTAATACAACTCAAGCACAAAAAGTTCTTGTTTTGAATAATGGAGTAAATTCTTATATTCAAGAATATGGTGTTGTTTATGATAATAATTTACTTGTTTCTGTTGGATCATCTATTAGTCAAAATAATTTAACTATCAATGCTGTACCAGAAACTGGTATCAATGGACTAATTGCTTTTAAGTTTTTAAGAAATGATGTATCATGATTGCTACAACAACAGATCCAAAAACAGGTAGAGTTCTTGTTGTTCATTCAGATAAGCAACAACCATATACTGTTTACGTAAATGATGCTGAAGATTGGAATGAGATTCATAATTATATAATTAACGAAAATAATATAGATGATATTCCAAATAGAAAGATTGATTGTACTTCGGAGATGAAGTGTTCTCTTAAGAGAAGTGTATATGAAATGTCTCCTGCTGAAGCAGAAGTTTTAAGAAAACATCCTAAGATTAGATTTGTTGAAAGGTCTACATTATATAATGAGTATGTATTAGAACAAAGAAAATATGATGAAGGATTTGATAAGTTTACAGATGCTAATAGGTATAAGTATCCTGTTAAAAATATGAGGAGTGGGGCAAATCCTAATGGTGCTCCACCTGAATTGGAGTATACTCAATGGGGTTTGTATAGACATTCATATAGAGCTAATAAATTTGTTGATGCAGGTCAGGTAGATGTAGATATTCCATTTACATTATCTGGAAAAAATGTTGATGTTGTTATTATGGATACTGGGGTTCGATGGGATCATCCAGAGTTTTTAAAACCAGGATCTACAAGTCCTGTTCCTTCTCCTACTACTTGTGAACAACATACGAGGGTAAGGGATATATTAATTCATGGTGCATCTGAATATGGTATTAATTGGGCTGCGGAAGGATTAGCTGCTCCTGGAACTAATCCATTAAATTATTATGGAGTTGATGGGGCATTATTAATGGAGAAGGGATATAGTTCTTATCCTTGGACTATTAGTTGGCATGGTAGTCACGTTGCTGGAACTGCTGCAGGAAATCAATTTGGATGGGCTTTTGAAGCAAATATATGGTCTATTGCTTGTATTGATAGATCTGATTTAGGATGGGCAGATCCTTGTGATGGATTTGATTATATTAAAGTTTGGCATAAAAATAAACCAATTAATCCAGAAACTGGTAGAAGAAATCCTACTGTTGTTAATGGTAGTTGGGGATTTAGACAATTTTTCCGTAGTGATCTTGATTATGATGCAACACAAAGAGGAGTTTCATATAATAAATCGAATATGAATTCAACAACTTGTCCATCTGTATATTATATGGATAGTTTGAATGAATCTTATAAACAGTTTACTGCAGTTCATACAGTTAAACAGGCAGAAGTTGATGAAATACTTGATGATCCTGATTGTAAAGATATAGTATTTTGTTTTTCTGCAGGTAATTCTGTTGATAAGCAGGATATACCTGGAGGGATAGATTATGATAATGAAATAACTAATGCTACTTTTTACTATAGTGATAGGGGTCATCATTACAATAGATCAGGAACACCTGCTATTGGTGCAGAAGATAGGGAGGATCAAGTTATAGTTTCTGGTTCTATGGATAATTATAGGCAGACAACAAATGGACAAGAAAGATGTTCTTACTTTAGTTGTAGGGGACCTAAGATTGATATTTGGTCTGCTGGATCATCTATTCTCAGTCCTTATAGTAGTGGATTTGATGATCCTAGAGATCCTAATTTTTACAATCAGTATCTTCAGGGAACCAGTATGTCTTGTCCAAATCTTGCTGGAGTTATGGCGTTATATTTGCAATCACAACCAGATGCAACTAGAGCACAAGCTAGGAAATGGGTATTAACTCATGGTTCAGTTGAGGTTTCAGATGCTGATGCTACTACATCAACTCCTGGATTTTATGACCCATATCAAAATAATAGTGCAACTGATACACTCTATTGGGCTAGTAACTATGGTTTAAGGAGTTCAAAGAGAAGAGTTCTATTAAATCCTTTCTGTAATAATGGAAAAGCATCTATGGTTGGTATTGCTGTTACTGGTATATCATTCTCACATTAATAAATAAATAAATAATATCTAGGAACCAGATTATTAAGTAACATGGGACGTTTTGTAGGATTAAGTGTAAATAACCAAAGAGGTAAAGGTAGTGGTGGCGGTGGCTCCATTCTCAGTAATGAGACTTTTACTAGAGCGAGTGGTATTACAACAAACTCAGATAATAATGTAACCTCAGTAATTCTGGGAGAAAATAAGTATGAAAGTATTTTATATAATGCTGTTGGATTAGTTACGGGGTATAATGAGATAATCGGTAGTGATGAAAAGGGATGGGCACTTACATACGATTCTAAGAATTTAATAGATACAATAACTGAAGTAGATACATTCCCAACTTATGCTCTAACATCAAGTGCAGTTAATGTTGATGAGGGTTCCACTGTATCATTTACTGTTACTACAACTAAGGTCTCAGATGGTACTACATTATATTGGAAAGTAAGTAGTGAAGCTGATTTTGCAACACCTTCAGGAAGCTTTACTATTACTAGTAATACTGGAACATTTGATTGTACACCAGCTGAAGATACTACAACAGAAGGTACAGAATCATTTATGGTTGATATATTTGTTGATGCTGGATTTACTCAGAATGTTGGTTCTAGTCCTAGTGTAACTATAAATGATACATCAGAAAGTATTGCTTTTGGTGGTCACCTTTTCCATGCTGGAGATTGGAATAATACTTCAACATATAACTGGACAGTTCCTAATGGAGTAACAGCAATATCTGTTATTTGTGTTGGTGGAGGTGGTGCTGGTGAAACTAACCATGATGGTGCATCAGCTGGTGGAGGTGGATTAGCATATAAAAATGGTATAGCTGTAACACCAGGTGAAACTGTTACTGTTAACGTTGGTGGTGGTGGATTTGCTACATCTTGGGGTGTAACTGATGCTCCTAATGGACAAGATTCTTATATTCAGTATGCTGGCACTGTTTACGCAAGAGCGAATGGTGGAAGAGGTGCTGATGGAAACCAAAGTGATGGTTGGTATAGTAATTCAAATAGTTTCCCTAATACCAATAGTGATGGTGGTGGTCACGGGGGTTCTGGATATCATCAAGGTGGATCTCGTCAAAGTGGTGGTGGTGCTGGTGGATATTCTGGAGGTGGTGAAACCAACTCTGGACGCTGCGGTAATCCAGGTTATTCTGGACAGTATGCTCAGAATGGTCAGAATGGTGGTGGTGGTGGAGCACACTCACAGAACGGTGGTTCCCAAGGTTTCTCCTGTGGTGGTGGAGGAACTGGTGTATATGGGCAAGGAGCTGATGGTGCCAAAGGTGATCCAAATAATAATGGTAGTCCAGAGGGTGTTAATGACATGTGTGGTCTTGGAGGATCACCAGCATATAATACTGGTTTAAGAGGTTATGCTTGTGATTCAAGTAATAGTGAGTGGGCAAGTGGTACTAATCTAGGTAATAATTACGATAGAAATAATCAGATGAATCAACATGGACAGGGTGGTGGAACAACTCCTGATGGTGGATTCCCTGGTGGTGGTGCTGGTGGAGCAAATGGTGGTTCACCTGCTGGATGGGGTGGAAATGGTATTGTTAGAATTATCTGGGGATCGGTAAGTGGTGTTAATAGATCATTCCCTTCTACTAATGTAGATAGATCTGATCAATACGAAGCAACTGTTACAGAAGGTGTTTCGGGTGTTCAGAGGCAGTATTAATATCTGCTTTGAAAACTAAATAATTAGAAAGGCACAAAATGGCAGATAAAGGTTTTGGTGTAAAGGAACTTAATTTGATTGGAGATTCTGGTACTCCAACAATTATAAGTCCTAATAATTTAAATTTAAATGCTGTAAATGTTGCTATTAGTACTGATGTATCAATAGGCGGTACTTGTACAGCAACAGAATTTAGTGGTGCTATATCTGGTTGGATACTTGGTGCTAGTGGACCGAATCATTATGAATTTACTGGTCCTGGATTAAATGGTACAGTAAATGATCCAGATATAAATCTTGTTAGAGGTCAGAAATATATTTTTCATAACAGAGCTCCAGGACATCCATTTAGAATTCAAAGTACTCCTAATGGATCTGTAGGGTCAGCATATAATACTGGTGTAACTAATAATGATGGTTCATCACCAACAGATATTGTATTTGATGTTCCTCAAGATGCACCCAATCTTTTATACTATCAATGTACTGCTCATACTAATATGGGTGGCGTTCTTCATATAGGATCAGATTTATCTTTACCTGTTAATACACAAGCATCTACATATATAATTCAAAAAACAGATGTTGGTAATATGATTAAAGCTAGTGGTGATATAACTGTTGCTTCTGCTAATGAATTATCTGTGGGAGATATAGTAACGATATACAATGCTACTGGTGGTAATATTAATATAACAAGATCAAGTACTAATATTTACCTTGCTGGAGATACTGCTTCTTCAAATAGAGTTTTAGCACAGAAAGGAATTGCTACTCTTGTATGTGTTGATTCAAATGAATATGTATTGATGGGTGGCGGTATTACATAATGTCTGCTATACAATCATTGCTGCATCATATGGGATCAGGATCAGCAGAATGGCAAGGTAATTCTACTGCTTCAATGACTGAAAGTTCAACTTCAATAGACGAAGGTCAAACTTTAACTTCTACTATTACTACTACAAATTGTCCTGATGGTGTTGTTTTATATTGGACAGTTGATCAACATACAGGAGCAATAAACACATCTGATTTTAGTGCGTATTCTGGGACTGCTGTTATTAATGGTAATAGTGGATCAATTACTACTAATATAGTTGCAGATGTTGCAACAGAAGGAGAAGAAAAGTTTGCAATTCTTTTATTTACAGATTCTGGATATAGTAATAATATAGCAAGTACAAATGTAATTACGATTAACGATACTTCTACAGCACCAGTTCAACATACTCATTCTTCAGGTTCGGTTGGTGTGCCAGCAAATGCATATGATATAGTAATGGAATGTGC